GTATGGGTAAATGATCTCTACGAACCTCTGGTTAACTTCTGGCAACAACTCCAGATGTTTGGTGGCACAAACATGCACAAAGATCTTACTGACATTAAGAATGATCTTGGCACTGTTCCTGAAAAAACTAATACATCTGAACTTAATGCATACTATGCACGAGCTGAGAAAGTCTTTCTAAAAGCAAAGGAGAATCTTAATGACGGAACAACGAGTAACTATCAACGAGCTATTGATTTCTGGATCGTTAATAAGTGCTCTTTTTCTGGTCTTACTGAATCTTCCTCATTCTCAAAACAAGCAAGTGTTGCCAACTTCACGTTGCGAGGAATTGAAAAGTTCCCAGACTACTCAAAAATAATTGAGAAATGGAAGATCACAAACCTGTCTTACGATCAACTGGTATCGAATGACTCTAATGTGTTTGTGTATGCAGATCCCCCTTACGACATCAAGGACAATCTGTATGGCAACAAGGGTAACATGCATAAAGGTTTTGATCACGGACGTTTTGCAGATGAGATGGATTCATGGTTGTGTAACATCATGATCTCCTACAACAATCATCCAGATATCTGTGCTCGATTTGAAGAGTGGTGTCAGTACGACTACGCTCACACTTATACCATGAGGTCTACTGGTGACTACATGGCAGACCAACAAGACCGTCGTGAATTGATTCTTACTAATTATGGGAAGTTTAGGGGTGCGTGTACTCCGTAGTGGGTATTGCCAACTGTATCACACAACTAGAGGTCCACTATCTACGTTTTGTCCGAATGCTCAGTTTGCTTTGATTAATGGTGATGAGATCCATGTAACTCTCAAGAGTGGATCTATAGCTATCTATCGAGTTAACAGTAATGGCAGCGGAGTTAACGGACCAACGAAGATTATTACTTGATTATGATTGAACTGAAAGACTGGTTAAACAGTATTAATGAAAACAAGAAGAATCTTCTAGAGGAAGATCCTACAGTAGAAAAATCATACCCTCCATTTATCATCAACAAATGCTTGTCTGGGCATGTAGATACTATCTTATTCTCTAATGAGATGAATAAGGTTCATCATCTAGACAAGAAGTTGCAATATGATTTCTATATAAATACCGTTAGAAAACGGAAACGTTTCTCACCCTGGTTGAAGAAAACTAAGATTGACGATCTAGAGCATGTAAAAAGTTACTATGGATATAGCAACGAAAAAGCAAAGATCGCTCTCACTCTTCTAACTGAACAACAACTTGAATTTATCAGATCAAAACATGATATGGGAGGAAAAAGATGACGGCGATCACTGAGCAAGAAGTCCAGTGGACTTCTGATTGCATGGTGGAAGTTAGCTTGAACGAGCCAGATGATTTCTTAAAAGTCCGTGAGACGCTGACCAGGATTGGTGTTGCATCTCGCAAGGAAAAGAAACTCTATCAGTCTTGCCACATTCTGCACAAGCAAGGTAGATACTACATCGTTCACTTTAAGGAGCTCTTTGCCCTTGATGGCAAGAAAGCAAACTTGAGCTTGAACGACGTACAACGTAGGAATAGAATCATTCAACTTCTTAGTGACTGGGGTTTGATTACGATTACCAAGAAAGAAGATATCGTAGATATTGCTCCTCTGAGTCAGATCAAAGTTCTTTCTTATAAAGAAAAGAATGATTGGACGCTGGAGAGCAAGTACAATATCGGTAAGAAGAAAGCGGTCTAAATACTTGTGTGCCATTCGTGCGGCACTCTACAAGTCGGAACACCCTATAGAGAGGTTCGGTTTTCACCGTTCCTCTCTATTTTGTTTTATGGTTAAATAGTAATGTCGCCTTCGGGGACATTAAACTTACAGACGCTCAAGGAGGTCTATCATGCCTACAACTAATGTAGTAAAGTATAACGTAGCTGACATCAACAGATTGCTGGATGATGCTACAAGATGGGGAATTGGAATGGATGAATGGATTCGTAGGTTCGCAACAATTCACGAATCATCTCCAAATTTTCCACCATACAATTTAATTCAAGAAAGTTCTACCCAGTATACTTTAGAAATCGCTCTAGCTGGATACAGAAAAGAGGATATTGAAGTATCTACAGAATGGAATAAGTTATTCGTAGAAGTTAAAAAATCAGAAAACGAATACGAGTATCTCCATAATGGAATTGCAAGGAGAGCTTTCACTTGGAGTAGAACATTATCTGATGATGTAGAAGTATCTGATGTTAAATTTGAAAATGGTCTCTTGACAATTTCTCTGAACAGAATTATTCCAGAGCATCAGAAAAAGAAAACATATGAGTTGAAATAAATAGTACCGAATATCGTCGGCGCAAGAGGGTCCTTGACAAAGACCAAGGACCCTCTTATAATGTTTAGTAAAAGTATTTGAGCGTATGGTAAAATCAGAACGAGTAAAAGTTGCTGTACTTGTAACTGGCGAAACAGTGATCGCTGATGTTCAAGAAGCAGTACACAGAGAAACTGGAGAGCGTCAAGCTTGGGTGTTTAACTTCCCTTATAAAGTTACTTATGATGAACCAAAACTGGATGGCACTGGAATTGTCCTGGACCCAGAAGTAAAAGTTCATTATCAACCCTGGTGTCCTCTTAGTGCTGATATTCAGATGGCAGTCAATACTTCTTTTGTTGCAACAATTCTGGAACCAGTGCCAAGTCTTCGCGACACTTATATTGAGAATGTCCGCAAGATGGGTGGTGAGGTAGAATGAGTGTAAAACTTTTGCTATTGAAATCAGGTGAAGAAATCATCAGCGAAGTAAAAGAGATCTGCTCACCAGAAAGTAAAGATCCAATTGGATTTCATTTACACAAACCATTTCGCCTTGACATCGTTTCTGATATTGATGGTGGAATTGTTTTTAACCGAGAGAAAGGATACCAACTGCACTGGTTTCCTTGGGCACCGTTGAGTAAAGATCGAGACTTCTTTCTTCCTGGACATCATGTGCTAACAGCATACGATCCTTTGGATACAATTGCAGAACAATATATCTCTGCAATTAAAGAAGATACCTACGAAGAAAACTTCAAGAAGCATGAAGCTATGCTTGCTGGTAAGGGTATCGAAGAACTTGATATGGAATCTATCTTTGAAGAAGCTGAAAAAATCTTACAGGAGGAAACAAATGAAAACGATGTTGGTGATTCTGAGAACGGGGATGACCCTAATCTCTCAGGTGGAACAGCTGGATGAAGAACCAGCTTGCCACCTCTTCAAACCATACATGGTGAGGGATGATGGAACCATCGCCCCTTGGCCAATCTGGTCAAATGATGAAGACATCTTGCTTTATTCCGAAACACTTGCTACAATAGTAGAACCAGCGGAGGACATCCGCCTGAAGTATGAGCAAGTGACTAAATGAGTTTTTACACAAACGTTCAACTGGTCGGAGACGACCTTCTCTATCTTGGATACGAAGAGGGACCTGGTGGGTTGCTGGAGCGTATCCAAAGAAAGATGAAGTTCTCTCCGACTCTTTTTGTCGTTACCGATAAGCAGACTACGCACAAGACCCTGGATGGTCGTTACGCCAAACCTGTTAAGTTTGAGTCTGTTCGCGAAGCTCGTCAGTTCATCGATAGATACCGTGACGTGGAGGGATTTGAAGTCCATGGGTATGACCGTTTCTTATACCAGTTCATCTCGGAGGAGTTCCCAGGAGAAGTTGACTATAATCTTAAGAGTCTTAAGATTACGTCTTTGGATATTGAAGTTGCATGTGAGAATGGCTTCCCTAACGTGCAGGAATGCGCTGAGCCGCTTCTGTCGATTACAGTCCAGGACTATACCACCAAGAAGATTCGTGTATGGGGGACGCGCCCGTACCAGACGGATCGTAAGGATGTTGAGTATATGTTGTGTGACGATGAAGAACATCTGCTCCGTTGTTTCCTGGCTTATTGGTCAACTTCGTTTCCAGATGTGCTCACGGGATGGAATGTCGAACTGTATGATATACCGTACATTTGTGGACGTTTGGAACGTCTGTTCGGAGAAAGAGAGATGAAGCAGATCTCCCCGTGGGGAATTGTCCACCGCGAGGAGATGGAAATTAAAGGAAGAAAGCAAATCATCTTTAACATCTACGGCATTAATGTCCTCGATTACCTTGATTTGTATAAAAAGTTCACATACACCAACCAAGAATCGTATAGATTGGATCATATAGCCTATGTAGAATTGGGACAGAACAAATTGGACCACAGTGAGTTTGAGAACTTCAAGGAGTTCTATACTCGCAACTGGCAAAAGTTCATCGACTACAACATCAAGGACGTGGAACTCGTTCTTCGCCTTGAGGAAAAGATGAAGTTGGTTGAGCTTGCTATTGCTCTTGCATATGACGCCAAGGTGAACATGAAGGATGTGTACTTCCAGGTACGCATGTGGGATACCTTGATCTACAACTTTCTTCGCGATAAGAATATTGTTGTTCCTCCCGCTAAACGTAGCGATAAAAGCGAAAAGTACGCTGGAGCATATGTCAAAGAACCGATTCCTGGGCGTTATGATTGGGTGGT